ATTATGTTGCTGATGTAATGTGGAAAGGAAATCTTTACAGATTTGAAATGGTGACAAAAACAGGAGTCCCTTCAAAACAAGAACTTGCTGAGCAACTTCAAGGAGAATATCCAGGAGCTGTAGTTCATCAAATTTATCCAGTAGAGGAAAAGAATTTTAACATTAGAAATGCAAAAAGATACCACCCATCAAAACTTGAATGGATTGATTGATTATGGCATTTAATAGTTATATTTGGGATGAACAGTTTGATCTAAACGTTTCCCGTGGAAAGGTAAGAGGTGCATCACAAATCCACAAGTTTGGTGCAACTCCTTCACAATCAATCAACACCACCGCATCTGTATGGGATAAGGGAGATACTCTTTATCCTTGGAGTGCTTTTGACACTCCTGGAGTTCTTGTAGCAGCACAGGTAGGTGCTAGTGATAATGGCAAAGTAGTAACCATTCAGGGACTTGATGAGAACTACGAACTAGTCTCTGAGGACTTTACTCTTTCCAGTACAGGGACAGTAACAGGAACTCAGACATTTAAGAGAGTTTATCGTGGTTTTGTTTCTAGTGGATCTGGAGAGAATGTAGGGCAACTAAACTTTTCTAGAGGTGGAACACAAGTTCTTCGCATTATTGCTGGGGCTGGTCAAACTCTAATGTCAGTTTACACTGTTCCTGCTGGATACACTGGTTACCTTTATCAAGGCACTGCTACTGCTCAATATGGTGCTGATGCAACTGGTTTCATGTATATAAGATATAATTCAATTGCTACAATTTTTAGAGTCGGACACACTTTTGAACTAACTGGCGGCGGAGGATATAATTATAAGTTTTCTTTTCCACAAGAAATGCCAGAAAAAACTGATATTGATGTCAGACTAACTACTAGAAGTAACAACGGTAGATTTACTGCTGCTTTTGATATTTTACTAATTAAAAATGAGTTGTAAGGTTAATTATGAGTGAAGTATATCTCGGCAATCCTTTATTAAAAAAAGCAAATACAAAAATTGAGTTTACTCAAGAGCAAATTTTAGAATTTGTAAAGTGTAAAGAAGACCCAGTTTATTTTGCACATAATTACATTAAAATTGTTTCTCTTGATGAAGGATTGACTCAATTTCATCCTTATGAGTTTCAAGAAAAATTAATTAATAATTTTCATAAAAACAGATTTAATATCTGTAAGATGCCTAGACAGACTGGAAAGTCTACAACTGTGGTATCTTATCTTCTTCATTATCTTATTTTTAATGATAGCGTAAACATTGGCATTCTGGCAAACAAAGCAGCAACTGCAAGAGAACTTCTTGGAAGACTTGCTACTGCTTACGAAAACTTGCCCAAATGGATGCAGCAGGGTATTATTGCATGGAATAGAGGTAACATCGAGTTAGAAAATGGCAGTAAGATATTGGCAGCTTCTACGTCTGCAAGTGCTGTCCGAGGTATGTCATTTAACATCCTCTTTCTCGACGAGTTCGCGTTCGTCCCAAATCACATTGCTGACTCGTTCTTTGCATCTGTTTATCCTACTATTACTTCTGGTAAAAACACCAAAGTAATTATGGTTTCAACCCCTCACGGGATGAACCATTTTTATCGATATTGGCATGATGCAGAAAAAGGAAAGAATGAATATGTTCCTACAGATGTTCATTGGTCAGAGGTTCCTGGTCGCGATGCTGAGTGGAAAGCACAAACTATAGCAAACACTTCAGAACAGCAATTCAAGGTAGAGTTTGAATGTGAGTTCTTAGGTTCTGTCGATACTTTGATTGCGCCATCAAAATTAAAATCTTTAGTTTACTCCGAACCAATAAAAAGAAATGCTGGTTTAGATGTTTATGAAAACCCTAAAGAAAATCACGATTACATAATCACAGTAGATGTTGCCAGAGGAGTAAGTGAAGATTACTCAGCATTTGTTGTGGTTGATATTACGGAGTTTCCCCACAGATTAGTTGCAAAGTATAGGAACAATGAAATTAAACCAATGTTGTTCCCTAACATTATATACGAAGTAGCAAAAAATTACAATGGGGCATATATTCTTTGCGAAGTAAATGATATTGGAGATCAAGTAGCATCACTTCTTCATTATGATTTAGAGTATCAAAATGTATTGATGTGCTCCATGAGAGGAAGAGCAGGACAAATAGTTGGTCAAGGATTTTCTGGAAAGAAGACCCAACTTGGCGTTAAGATGTCCAAAACGGTTAAGAAGGTTGGAGCACTCAATCTCAAAACAATCATTGAAGAAGATAAGATTATTTTCAATGATTATGAGATTATTTCAGAGCTTACTACATTCATTTCAAAGCACAACTCATTTGAAGCGGAAGATGGGTGTAATGATGATTTGGCAATGTGCTTAGTAATATATGCGTGGTTAGTTGCTCAGGATTACTTTAAAGAACTTACGGACCAAGATATTAGAAAAAGACTATATGAAGAACAAAAGAATCAGATAGAACAGGACATGTCTCCTTTTGGTTTTATTGTTGATGGTTTTGATGATAGAGGTTCTTTTGTGGATGAAACTGGTGATAGATGGTTTACTGATGAATACGGTGATATGTCATATATGTGGGATTATAGATGATGGATATTAGTGATCAATTTGAAGTTGAACACCTTTATTTGACTGAAAGAAAATGTAGGTCCTGCGGAGAAACTAAAGATTTGATAGATGGATTTTATAGAACAAGAAAAAATAAATATCATCTATCATCATATGCATATGAATGCAAAAAATGCACCATAAAAAGAGTCACTGAAAAGAGAAAAGATAAGTCAAGGTTTGATGATTTTAAATATCCCGATTGGTAGTGTTCATGCACAGTTTCCTCAAATGAAAGTGTAGATTTTAATAAATATTTTTAGGTAAATGAGATCTTAGGAGAAAAAAATGGCGACTCCTCAATTGTCTCCTGGTGTATTAACTAGAGAGGTTGATTTAACTGTAGGAAGAGCTGATAATGTACTAGACAATATTGGAGCAATTGCTGGTCCTTTTTCAATTGGACCAGTCGGAGAAGCTACCAATATTGCTACTGAGAACGAGCTTCTTAACGTATTTGGACAACCATTGTCCACAGATAGACAATACGAATACTGGATGAGCGCAGCATCATATCTTTCATATGGTGGTGTTCTAAAAGTAGTAAGGACTGATAGCACCAATTTAAAAAATGCAAATGCTGGTGTAAATACCCAGTATAATACGGATTTAAAAATCAAAAATTTTGAAGATTATAATTCGAAGACTACTGCAAATTATTACTATGCCGCTAAAAATCCCGGAAAATGGGCAGATAATCTGAAGGTCTGTGTTATTGATGGCAGAGCAGATCAAATTTTAAATATCTCCGGAAGTTTAACTGGTCTTGGAGCAACTGTAGTTGGATATGGAGTTACGGTTTCAATTTCTACAACTACTAGCAATGCTACAGGTTCAACAGAAAGCTTTAATGGATATTTAAAGGCAATTGTAACTGGTATCAGTACTTCAGGAACAACATCTAAAGTCACTGTAAAAGTGCTGTCAAGAGTTTCTTCTGCAGGAACAGAAACAAGAGTGGATTATGCACAATATGATAGAGCATCTTCCTTCTTAGCAAGTGACTCAGTAAGTTTTACGAATGCTTCTGGTACTAGCATTGGAACTAGCACTTTATCTTCTGTTACAGATTGGTATAATGAACAGACTTTAGACATTGATAATGGAACAATTTATTGGAAGTCTTTAGCACAAAAACCAACAACAACTCAATATGCAGCAGAAAGAAATTCATACAATGATGAAGTTCACGTTGTAGTAGTTGATGATAATGGTTCCTTAACAGGAATTCAAGGTAATTTAATCGAAAAGCATATTGGTTTATCAAAAGCTCTTGATTCAGTATCTTCAGTAAATTCACCTACCAAAAATTACTATAGAGATTATCTTTCAGTTTATTCTGAAAACATTTATTCAGGTGCTCCTGCATATGATTCTGAAGACACTACAAATTCCATCACTCCAGTAGCTACAGGATTCACAACTTATAGCGGAAACAATTCGTCATTTACAAAAATTACGGCCGCTTCCGGTTCATGGGGAGTAAATGCACAATCAAGAACATTCAATGCTATTGGTAATGTATCATTCACATTAACTGGTGGAAAAGATTATGGTTCTGGTGGTGCCGGAATGAAGGCAGAACTTGGAGATTTGATTACAGCATATGATTTATTCTCAAATTCTGATGAAGTTGAAGTTGATTATCTAATTTGTGGTCCTGGACTGGATGACAAGTTCGAGTCTCAAGCAAAAGCGAAAAAACTAATTGCAATTGCTAAAGAAAGAAAAGATTGTGTTGCAGTAATTTCTCCGAATAGAACTTCTGTTGTCAATATATCAAACACAAATACTCAAACAAACAATGTTGTAGAGTTCTTTGAACCTATCGATTCTTCATCATATGCAATTTTTGATAGTGGATATAAGTACACATACGATAGATTTAACAACACATTTAGATACATCCCATGTAATGCTGATGTTGCCGGATTAATGGCAAGAACTGCTCTAAATTCTTACCCCTGGTTCTCACCAGCTGGTCAGCAAAGAGGTGTTCTTAACAATGCAATTAAGTTGGCATATAATCCAAGCAAAGCACAAAGAGATACTTTATATCAAGCAAGAGTAAATTCAATCCTAAATCAACCAGGAATTGGTATTCTACTCTTTGGAGATAAGACTGGACTTGGATATGCTTCAGCTTTTGATAGAATCAATGTTAGAAGACTATTCCTAACAGTTGAACAGGCTCTTAAGAGAAGTGCAGAAGCTCAACTATTTGAATTAAATGACCAAGTTACAAGAGCAAACTTCGTCAATATTGTAGAACCTTATCTGAGAGATGTTCAAGCAAAGAGAGGAATTTATGATTTCCTCGTAATTTGCGATGAAACAAATAATACTCCAGATGTTGTTGATAACAATGAATTTAGAGCTGATATTTTCCTCAAACCAACCAAATCCATTAATTATGTAACACTAACATTTGTTGCTACTAGAACTGGTATTTCTTTCGAAGAAGTAGCTGGTAGAGTTTGATAATTATTTAAATAAATTAAACGGAGGAATTACAAATGTCTACCCTAAGAACAATCTCAGGATTTAAAGAAAGACTTGCTGGTGGTGGAGCTAGACCCAATCTATTTGAAGTTGAGCTTCCAAGTTTTCCAGCACCACTTACAGCTCTCTGGAAGACTGGTGCTGGTCAAGAAGTAGATACTTTTAAGTTTCTATGTAAAGCAGCTGCTTTACCAGCATCAACTATCTCAGAAATTAGCGTTCCCTTCAGAGGAAGAAATTTCAAAGTTGCTGGTGATAGAACCTTTGATCCTTGGTCAGTGACCATTATAAATGATGAGGATTTCAAACTCAGAACAGCATTTGAGCTTTGGATGAATTCTATCAGCAAACTTGATAATAACACTGGTGCAACAAATCCAGGTTCATACATGACTGATGCATATGTTCATCAACTTGGAAGAGGTGCTGGAACTAGATTCTCCACCACAAACTCAGATACTGTAGATGGAACACAAATTGCACCATTAAGAACATATAAGTTCTATGACATTTTCCCAACTAATGTTGGAGAAATTGCACTTTCTTATGATGATACTAATACTATCGAAGAGTATACTGTAGATTTCCAAATTCAGTATTGGACTGCAGGCGAAACTGGAGACGCAACTGGAACTGTTATTGCTTAATAAATAGTATTAACAAAGCAGTTTATTTATTTTAATAATGGCAAAACTATTTGGTTTTTCTATTGAAGACGAATCCAAAAAATCACCGTCAGTAGTTTCCCCCGTTCCTCAAAATAATGAGGACGGGGTTGACCACTATTTGACTAGTGGTTTTTTTGGTTCCTACGTAGATATAGAGGGCGTATATCGAACAGAATTTGATTTAATTAAAAGATATCGAGAAATGGCTCTTCATCCGGAAGTGGATAGTGCTATTGAAGATATTGTCAATGAAGCAATTGTATCAGATTCCAATGATGTTCCAGTGAGCATCGAATTATCAAATCTGAATGCTAGCGATGGTCTGAAAAAGAAAATTAGAGAAGAATTTAAAAACATTTTAGACTTATTGGATTTTGACAAAAAATGCCATGAAATTTATAGGAATTGGTATATTGATGGCAAATTATTTTACCACAAAGTAATCGATTTTAAAAATCCTCAAGAAGGAATACAAGAACTACGTTACATTGACGCAATGAAAATGCGTTATGTGAGACAGAAGAAAAAGTCAAATAAAAATGATTTAAATATAGTAAGAAACAGAGAAGATACTAATCCATTAGATTACGATTTTCCTGAAGTCGAAGAGTATTTTCTTTACAATCCAAAAACTTCATATCCTTTAGGAACAGTTGGTGGACAACAATCATCTGCGAGTCAAGGAATTAAAATCGCCAAAGATGCAATTACATATTGCACATCAGGATTGGTAGATAGAAATAGAGGAATTACTTTATCATATCTAAACAAAGCAATCAAATCTCTTAACCAATTGAGAATGATTGAAGATTCTTTGGTAATTTACAGATTATCAAGAGCACCAGAGCGTAGAATTTTCTACATTGATGTTGGCAATCTTCCAAAGATTAAAGCAGAACAATATCTTCGTGATGTCATGATGCGTTATCGCAACAAACAAGTATATGATGCAAATACCGGAGAAATTCGTGATGATAAGAAATATATGAGTATGCTTGAAGATTTTTGGCTTCCAAGAAGAGAAGGTGGTAGAGGAACTGAAATCTCTACACTTCCTGGTGGACAAAATCTGGGAGAAATTACCGACATTGAATATTTTAAGAAAAAGTTATATCGTTCACTAAATGTGCCATCATCAAGAATGGATGGTGAAGGTGGATTTAATCTTGGACGCTCTTCAGAAATTCTTCGCGATGAACTTAAGTTCACCAAGTTTGTTGGTCGTTTAAGAAAGAGATTTTCTAATATGTTTAGTGACATGTTAAAAACTCAATTGATTCTAAAGAACATAGTTACTTTAGAAGATTGGGAAAAGATGTCTGAGCATATTCAATATGATTTCCTATATGACAATCATTTCTCAGAATTGAAAGAGTCTGAACTAATGAATGAAAGATTGAATTTGTTAGCAACTGCAGAACCTTATGTCGGTAAATATTATTCTCAAGATTATATTAGAAGACATGTTCTTCGTCAAACTGATGAAGATATTTTGGAGCAAGATAAACTTATAGAGAAAGAAATTGAATCTGGAGTAATTCCAGACCCAAATGCAATGCCAGATCCAGGCATGATGGGTGTTTCAGACACTATTGATGGTGAAATGGGAGCAGTTCCAGTAGAACCAGAAATTGATGAAAAACCTGTAGAAGCTCCCAAAGGCGGAGAAATATAAATAGAGAATATAGACATCATAAATTTTTATGGAAGAAATTGTAAATTTAATTGGTTCTGATTCTTCAGCTTCTGAAATTAGTGACAAAATCAAAGATGCTCTTTACGCAAAAGCATCTGAAAAAATTGATTCGATGAGACCTAGTGTTGCATCTTTAGTATTCGACACAGAACAATCAGAAGAGGGATGAAATAATGGCAAGAACTTTACTTTTAGCTGATGAGATTGCAGTCCCATCAACTACAGGAACTGCAACAAGTTTTTCAAATGCCACTGTTGTTCGTTTAGTAAATAACAATACAACAGCTTCTGTAATTACAGTTGTTGAAACTCAAAGTGGAACCGGCGTTGGTTCATTTACATTGCCAGGTAACGCTGTTGAGTACTTAGAAAAAACTGCTACTCATTGCGTATATGCAACTGGGGGAACAGTTTCTGGAGTAAAAGTAGGATTTACCGGGTAATCAAATGAAACTAATCAGAGAAGAAATCGAAAAGGTAGAGGTTATTACAGAGGGTGCTGGAAAATCAGCAAAACTCTATATTACTGGACCTTTCCTTCAAGCAGAGTGCGTAAACAGAAATGGACGTATGTATCCCATGTCCATTATGGAGAGAGAAGTAAAAAGATATACTGAACAGTATGTCAATAAGGGTCGTGCTCTTGGAGAACTCGGACATCCAGATGGTCCAACAGTAAACCTGGATAGAGTTTCTCATAAGATTGTTGCACTTGAGCAAAAGGGCAACAACTTCATC